TCGGACTTCCCTGCCCACAAGTTGCGCCGATTATCATAGGCGTCAGCACACTGGTCAAAATAGAAATTGAGGTCAGTGGTAGTGCGTTCATACGCATTACGGATAGCCATAACATTTGGCTTATCCTGAACGTAAATAAGTGCTTCTTGATTATCGTTTTCCATTTAGGTTTTGTCCAATAGCGCGAATGATGCGGTAGGCTGCACCCTTATCAATTGCTACCTTGTCCGCTAGGACAGCAGCTTCAATTGGTTGGTATTCAGCGTGAAGTGTTCGTTGCAAAATTTCAAAACCCAACAGACGATCAATCTGTTCGTCCTGCCACTTACGGTCCAATGTAATATCAATCTCCAAGCATTTCATGGCGATAGGTAGTTCCACCGGATGAGTCTGTAATTGCGTCAACATTTATTCGTTTGCCCAACAGCTTACCACGGAGTTTGCGAGGGATTGCAACAGGCACCTTGCCTTCGTGCCCCTCTAGCTTTGCGTAAACCCATCGTGGGTTGCGGGCTTCCATCAACACCGTTGCCCTAATTCTGTTTGGAACAGCAAGCGGAGCTTCAAGCGATAGCTCAATTAACTCTACGGCTTCTTCGGTGAGGTAGGTGTTCTTTCCATAGCCGGAGTAGTGCAACCCCTCCTTTAGCTTTGCCGCTTTAATTTTAAGCAGCTCGTTAACTGTCTTGCCCAGCCTGTCGGCCAGCGTGATGATTTTTACTTTAGCCATTAGTATCCGCTCCTTCGTTTTGGTTGTTGTATTGTCTTATCCATCCAGCGTATGCCGTCAATGCACGCATAGCGGATTACGTCTATCGGGTCTTTCCATGCTTCATCCGTTCCGCCATCTCCCGTGTATTCCTGAAGGGCAGTGATGATGTTCTGGCAATTCTCTGATACATAGAAGCGAGGGCGATTGAGGCTATCCATCTTCGCCTTACGATTATAGGCCATCTTGCTTTGGATAGCTTGGATGCCGTCCTCAATGTCCAAACCCGGGGCAGGATTGAATGTCAGTCCATTGTCCGCCAAGTCTTCAATAATCGAACTCGCCCCGTTCTGTGATTGATACTTGGCTGCGCCAAGGCGCGGGTCAATGAGCCTGTCCAGTATCTCCTCCTTGTCGTCTGACTCAGACCGGATGATTAGGTCAACGTAGTTCTTGATGCCGTAGCCAAGCCCCTTGCTACCGTCTCCTCCTATCCATCGTCCTCCATGCCACTTAGCCCAGTCTCCCACATTGACATCCGGCCACTCACGATAGACGTAGTAGGTTTCGCTTTCATCTACGGCTATCCAGCACATGAACCAGTTCTTGCGCCCAGCCGGGTCTAAGATCATGTAGCGTGTTACGTTCTCACGCGGTATCTTGTCATGTGGTATGACATTAACCTCCCGCGAGAACATAGGGAACCTAGTGGACGCACTCTTGGTTGGAACCCCGTAGGCTCGCGTTAAGATTTCTTCTTCGCCACGGCCCTGTAAGTCCTGAGCAATACGATCATAACCACCAAACGGATTGTCCTTTGAATGAAAGTAGATGATTGCGCTATTGCCATTTGCAGCGTGTTGAATAAACGGAACCGGTCTGTCATTGAGGAGTTCCGCCGTTTTGGTTTCAACAGTTCTTGCTTTCTCAAGGTAGTCTCTAACCACTTCCGTGTAACCGTCAATCGGAGTGAACGTAACAATGACCTTGGCATTACGGGTAGCCAATCGAAAACGCAGAGTGCGTAGTAGCTCAGGGCCAATAAGGTATTCATCACACCAAGCCCCAAGATTGAGCCATACCGGTTCACGACTGCCCAGCTCCGCACCTTCCAGAATAGTATCGTTGTTAAGAAATTGAGCATAGGTCTTGAAGATGATGTGGCTCCTAGTCCCCGGCAGAATTAGACTACTCTTAGAGAATCCATTCTTCCGCGTGTAGCTAATGTTCTCCTCGGCACTAAGGGTTTTCTTTCTAAGCTCTTCAGGGAGAGCATCGTAAATGGCGCATTGTTGCTGGCGAATAGACACGTCTGCATTCTGCGCGAAGCACATAATTACGCTACCGGGATTGTCCATTGCAGCCTTTACTACCGCCGTCGCTGCCCAAGTTGTCTTAGACGATCTATTGCCGCCGCTCACAAGTATCTCATTGAAAGACTCTAGCAACTCCTCTGCCTTCTTCCAGTGAGGTAGTTTGAACCCATACCTGTAAGGGTCTCGTATGCTGTTCTCTATCGCCTGATGGTAGATGTCATAAAGACTAGCCAGAACCTCCGGCTGCATTTGCGCCATCTCCTCATTGGTTGGTGGCGTGAGAATAGCGTGTTTGCGCCAAATCATATCTCAACAGCCTCCTTCTGAAGCGCGGCCCTAGCATCCGCTATGGCCTTCATAGCATCCTCCAAGCTAGGCTTCCCGGCCTTATGCTCTACTACCACCTTGTTCTCCCCTAGAGCCTGCATACCCTTATCTACGGCTATGCCATAGGACAGGACTAAATCCCGAATGTTCACCTTAGCCAAAGCATCTGGGTTGTTCGCCAGCATCTCTAGCTTCTGTTTAGCCAACAACCTTAGCCCCTCTGCCATCTCAAACCCATCTGCCGCCAACTGCTTCCGTCTCACCTCAATGGCCACCTCATGCCGCGCCTTCACCTTACTAATCTGATTGAACGAGAATCCCGTAGCCTCAGCTATCTCCTCCCACGTATTCCCTTCCGCTAGTTGCTCCAAGCACAGCATAGCCTTCGTCGGCTCCCTTGCCTCTAGGGTGCGACAATCACTGTCCACTAGGGAGGACAATAGAACGGGGCTGATGTTTTCTAGGCTCATACTTTAGACAAATAGATCATAATTGACTCATACTTGAAACAATCCAGACATAGAATGCCAAACAAAAACAATGAAAAAAAGTCTTTAAGCATTATCCTTCGCTTGCGTATGGATTGTAACCAGCCCCCAAAATTTCTGTCAAGCCATTTGTTCAACTATGTTTTCCTGTTTTCTTCAACTATGTTCTACGTTCTCCTTTTAGGAGGGACCATTTACAATATTCCCTCCTTTTATGAGGGACCATTTGAATTATTTTTTTATGGGGGCGTTCTGACCAATTACAATAACCCCACCCCCCCCCCAACCTCGACCCCCCTCCCCCCCTGCTTGGTTGTAGGGGTGAGACAAGGTATGTCCTACCTATCGGCGGCAGGCCATAGGGTGAGACAGTCGATGTCCTACCCATCACGGCAAAACGATAGGTGGGACAGCCTATGTCTCAGCCGAATAGCTTATTGAGACTGAATCTCAGCGACCTGGTAAGCGGTAAGGCTCGCGTGAAGGGATTGGCGCTAATGGGAGGTGATGGATTGTGGGCGGAGATTGAGGACGGGCAATCCATACCTTGCGGGGAAGGGCACGGGGGCACGCTTTAGACTGCATCCGTTGGCTCTCTCCCTTTGTGCAGGCTTTCTGCTCTCTGTTTGCTCTGTTCTTACGGTGTGAGGTATTAGGGGCCGCAAATCCGCTGGAAAAGATAGCGCGCAAAGCGTTGCAAGCGTAGCAACTTGCGGAGTATCCTATTTCTTTTGTGTAAGAAAAGCTTGCAATCGCTCAAACGCTCGCGCACTCTTTCCACATCGCCAACGCATCCCGCAACGGCAACCAAAACAAAAACACATCATGAGCGACAAAATCAAACCAACGATTGAGGCAACTTGCTTTCTATTTATGCACGCGGAAATCCTGCGGCAACTTTGGCTCTCTTCAAATGGGCTAGCGTGTGACGGCAAATCGGCTCACGACATTGCCGAATCACTTAGGATTGCCGCAAGCGACGCAGACAGGGCTTATCGTTCCGCCCTTGCTGAATTCAAAGCATAACAACCAAAACAGAAAGGAAAGCACACTATGAAAACTAAAAAAAACCAAGTGTTCTATACTGTAAATGCGTGCCAAATTAGCGGTGGCGCGTGTTTAAGTCGCGGCATTTTCGACACTTTGCGCGATGCTCAGGCTTTAGCTGATGGTTTTGCTGAATGGGAAATTTGGCGGCATGAAGACAGAAACGGTGTGCGAGTTGAAAACAAACTTTGGTTTGCTTCGTTCGCAATGGTTTAAACACCCCGCAAAACCCAAACCCTCACCCTGCCGACACTCGGCGGGGCTTTGGGGTGAACAGAAACCAAAACAGAAAAAAAAGACCACATGAAAACTTATAACTCAAACGGGCATCGTGACGTGACGGCGGAATCCATGAAAGAGGCGGCGCAAATCTTTGC